AGTTCATCTGATAAAGTCTTATTTGCTCCCCAAATATAGGAATATTAGAAACTTTACACATAACATATTAATAATCAAACAGTTTATTCAGCCAAAAACATCCGTTGTAAATCATTAGTAAAACAAAACGCTAAAAACTAACTCCAAAACGGACTATAAAATAAACATTATGCAAATATGATAATTAAAATCGAAAGAGCAAAACAAGTTATACACATAAAGAAACCACCCTTGCCAACACAGCAAGCGGCACAATCCAATCAACAAAACGCTCGAAGCGCTCTAAACGTTCCATTGAAGAACCCTGAACAGGCGGCAGAAGTCATAGTACATCATGCCGTCTGCTTGGTCTATTAATATGTCTATCATGTTACGCATAAACAAACTATGTTGTAAACAATTCCTTTAATTCAAGAAAATCAGCGGAAGTGATCTTCACCTTTCCGAGGTTTCCCACTACCATATCAAGCAACGGGTTGTGAGGAAGTTCAGCCACAATCTCGCCTTTTCCTACGGTTATCGGTATCATGCCTATTTTGTATTCTTGAATATCCATTTCCTTGAACATGTCAACGAACATATCAATAGCAACATCCGTATCTATTGTTCCGTTCTCGTCCGTAATGAACAGCAGGGAGTTGTCTATCATGCCGTTTAGCTTTCCGTCAGCCTTTGAAAGATAATTATTCAAACCCCGTTTCAGCAACACCTTTGTTTGCGGCTTATTAGGAAAAAGCTCGTCTATCCTATATTCAACCCATTCTTGAATGGCGGCTTTAAAATCTCCCTTGAATTTATTTATGTCAGTTGCTTTCATTTCTTCGCCCCTTTCTTAGATTGTTCACTTTTCATTTTCTTATATTCAGTATAAGGCATGTCTGAATACTTTTCTTTGTATTCTTTGAAATCGTCCAGTTCGGCATCAGCTTCCTTTTGCGCTGATTTCCTTAACCGCTTCAATAGGGTAAGGTGATTGTCAAGCGCATCCTTTCCGGCTTGGCTCTGTTCAACTACTGGACGCATCATTGCCATGTATTGTTCATTCAATATCATGGTAATATGATTACTGCTTTCCTGAAATTCCTCTGCGGAAGCAATAATCTCACGTTCTTTTTCCGTCATTCCGTCCCATAGAGCATCCACTTCATCCCATACAGGAGATTGGCTTTTATTTTGTTGTGTAGGCTGTTGGGCTATTTGTTGCTCATACATCCTTTTCTGCATCTCTACTTGCTGCTGGGCCTGTTGCAATTCCGCTATCTTGGAATCAAAGCTACTACCGCCCAATATAGGGTCATTTAAGAATATATTGTTCATAATTTCATTAGTCAGTGGTTGATAATTGGAAAGTGGAAAGCATGCCCGTAGGCATACCCTCCACTGACCGTTTACTTTTTGCGCTTGGTCTTGCGCTTTGGCTTTTTAGGCTGTGGGAGCCGGATTGCTGCCGGGGCAACAACCACATCTCTGACTGGGAAACCCGGTCACAGTAGGAGTGCTCGGCAAAGTTACGACACCCTTGATGTTGCGACAGTCAAGTCTATCTGTATGGTTGATAGACGCAGTGAACGCCTTGTCGATCTCACACATGATAAGCTTGTCTTGGTAAGGACGGATAGCAGCACCTACTGCAACTTCTTTTTCAAGTCCGCTGATACGGGCGTTAAGCTCGTCGAATCCGTCACGCTGGCCCTTATACAAGCTAAATGCTGCGTTATTCAACTTGTCTGTCTGAACATCATAGAGGTCACGCATGGACTTGTACAGCCCGAAGTCTCCGTCTACCTGTGACTTCCACAAACCGAACTTTTCAGCGACATCCGTATCACGATGCTGGTACATCAGATTCAGAGTGTTCATCTTCAAGCCCCACATCTCGTTAGTAAGCGCCAACTGGGCTTCACATGAATGTGAATAAGCACCGAACGCGGTAGGAGCCGCACCGTTACGCCCTGCGATAGCATCACTTACTGTGTTGATGTTTACGTTCTCAGGCATATTGCCACCGAACCCGAAACCACCACGACCGCGGCCCCAAATGGCGGCTGCGCCCAATGCAGTACCTATGATACCTGTTGCGAGTGCTGCATTACCAACTCCTTTTGAAGCATATTCCTTACGATTTTCATCGTGAACATACTCCTTTTCCTTGATAATTTGTTTTACTTCTGCTTCCATAATAACTATTTTTGGAATTACAGCCACTATTGACTGCACAGCAAAGGACAGGATAAGTCGTTTGTTAATCAAATAGTTATTTGTAAGCTGTTTGTAAGTTGCTTGTTTGTTTCTTGTAAGAACAAATCAACACTCATTTTCTGCTTTCTGCGAATAAAGCCGTTCTTTAACGAGTTAATACGCTGCTGGCTCATGCCTGAATACTTCTCTATCATCTTCTCTGTGAATCCGGCCCTTATAAGCCAGTCTACAAGGATGGACCGGGCGTCTACGTACTTCTCCTCATGCGAGGTAAGGAACTTGTCTAATTCAATGTCCGCAATCTCACAGACTGCCTTTTCCGCTTTCTCGTAAATTCTTTTTAATTTCTCCATTTCAAAAAAAATATTAGGGTTATACAAAAACAAAACATCACGAAAACCGTTAATAGCTAATGAAAGCCCTTAAACAGTCCTCGTGATGTTTGCCCGTTGCGGATTGGTAGTCAGTACGGGTTAGGGCTTTCTTTCTACTCTAAGCCCCGAAAGAGCGTCAGCTAAAGCCAACTTCTACACTTATTTCTTTTTTATCCTTATGGCAAGCCAAAGAATAATAGTCCAAATGAATATTGCTGATAAGGTAATTGCGAATCCGCCGATGTTCATTTTTAGCTTTTGCCATTTTGTCAATTTAGGAGTTTCTACAATGTTCTCTTTAGACAATACATCTATCTTCCGGTTCAATTCCTCTATAAATAGCAGCATGCGTTGAATCTCTACCTTAAAACTTTTATCAACCTGTTCCTTTTCATGGATCTTATTGCGAGCGGTTGTTTCAGTGGTTTCAGTCGGGAATTGCCTACCTGTTGAATCAGGAGCGGACCATTTTGTTTTTTTGCTCTCAATCTCCAAATCGCTTACTTTGTCGTATAGCCGTTTTACATCTCTGCTGATTGATGCGGTAAGGCTGTCTGTGCTTACTTTAGAAACTTGCTCTTCGGTATTATCCTTAACTTCTCTATTAACAGACAAGGTAGGCTGCGGAGACTTACACGAAGCAAACACGAACACCAGCAGCATAGCCAGCAATCCAACAGACGCCCAAAACAATAGCTTTCTTAGTTCTTTCATGGCATTATCCTTTGAAATATATGACTTTACCCTTTGTTCCGTCATTACGCATATCAAGATGCACCCACGTAACATCCTGCTCCAGTCTTATGGGATAAGGAAGAAATATTTGGTTTGCCTTAATCCAGTTGCGGACCTCAAGATCCGTCATGTCCTTTACATCGAAATCAATGCCCGTACCTTGTATGTGTGCCGATACGTACACTTTCTCAAGCCTTGTTTTTTCTGCAACAAGCTGGCAGACATTGCATCTTAACCCTCGTTGTGTCAGATTACCGCCTACCTGCCAATTATTCACATAGATAGGCTTGCCAAGTTTCTCCCTGATAACAAGCAGTGTTTCTAACAGGCGGTTATCGAAGAACTGCCAAGCGTTATCACCGAACTTCTCGTACACGTGTCGGCATACAAGTTCCTGAATGTCGAAGTAATCTTTAATATTCATTTCTTTTCCTCCTTATCTTTCGTTATTATCTCACTAACATCTTCCTTATCAACATTAAAAACCTTTTTGCAGAATATGCCCAAAGCCTTTAATATGTTGAAATCATACCCCTTAGGCTTTAATATGTTGCTTATAATAGAACAAAACTCTATAAAGCACACAAAGAGACAGGAATATATATCAATGTTCCACTTGTCCCCGGAAGCAATGTTTATCATCACAACCATGCAGACAAAGGCAAAGTAAGTTACCATTTTACCCATAGTACGGCGTATGGCTCCGGAGAAACGTACTTCCTCATTCATCAATAAACTCTTCCTAACTCCAAACGCCAAATCGCAGATAATAACTGCAAATGATACTATCAGCCAAGGTATCATGTGTTCCAATGACCGTACAATAAAGCTGCTTGCTATCATCGCAAATCCACCCGGTATGCTTTGGGTAATAATGTTTTCTTTCATTTTATCGTTATGTTTAAAATTCTTCCTATCTTTGTGTACGTACAAACTGTAAGCGTAAATTTTATTAATCAGGCAGACTTAAGTATCAAGATTACTGTTCGTATTAAATGGTCTGCCTTGCCCGCCTTATTCGTGAGAACATGGCGGGTTTTTTATCCACATACTTTTTCGTTAATCTGCTCCATTTCTTTTTCTTGTTTGAAATTATTTATATATTTGTATCATTCATAGTATCAGAACTAACTACTGCATCCCCGTTTGGCTCGTGAGAGTGGAGCGGGGGTTATTATTACTAAGGATTATCTACCCATTCGCCTGTATCCATGTTTTGATATCGGCTAAACAACACGCCCGCCTTACCATTGACAACAATAGTCAAACTGACAAATAGGAATTGCGTATATTCCATTCTTGGTGAATAGAAACTGCCTGACATTCCGAATGATTTAGTTTCTCCCGGCTGTGCTCCAGTTGTAACCGGGCCGAAATAATCACTGTCTCCCTCGCTATAATTTTCAATATAAGCCGTTATCTCTACATTGTGGGTTACATTGCCATTGTTCTTTATATATCCGCTAACATCATATACAAGCCAAGCAGGCTCATCGTAATTCACAGTTTCTGTATATAGTACCTTTGGATAGCCAACCAGCTCATATTGAAGCGTAGGATTGTAGGTGCTTTTAAGCGCCGCCCTCCCGTATCCGGAATTAGAATCAGGAGCTAAGTAATATTCAGCTCCTGACGGAGGAGGAGCGGATTCATTTCCGCCTGTGTACATGTTAGGAGAAAGTATGGTGTACATGTCTATTGTATCACCTTCTTTCCAGCTTGGAAGAAGTGGAACGCTTAATGTGTCTGACGAAAAGTATTGTAAGGTTGTGGCGGACGTCCTGTATGCAGATTGATTTCTCGTCCTGTTCAAGGCCATTATTCCCGGATACCAACTAAGTTCATCGGAATGTACGTCTTTCACCCTGATATTTCCTTCAGGTAAATCAAAGTCATCATCTATATCCAATGTCACATAATTGTATCTATCAGGTTCATCTATGCTTAGCTCTGCCGGGAATCCAGTTCTTACCGGGGATATAGCAGCGCTGTTATAACCTCTGAAATCCTCCAGTCTATAAGGCTCGGCCGCTCCTCCTCTCGGTATATTGTACCCCCAAGATATGTCACCACCTATGTTGGAAGTGTCTACCCTTACCACATAAATACCGTATCGAGCATCATTAAAATCGGAATCGGACATTCCAAAATCTTTCCTATATCGAACAGGTTTGCGCTTTGAAAACTTATTAATTCTTGCATCCGCGGTAAAGTAACTTGGCGCATAATTGATATTAACACTGCCTCCTGCATCCCTCAGCACCGCACCTACTTCGGAACTTAAATCGACATCGGTATTAGGTACAATAGCCATATCATACCTCCTTCCGTATAATGGTGATACCACCAGTAACAGCAATAGACATATCACTGCTACCGTCAATCTCGTAGTCTCCATGTACGACCCTGTCCGCTTCATATAGGCTTTCATATGCATAACAATTCCAATTAGAGGATTTTACCCCCTCCCCGCAAGCTATTGATAACCAATAGATTACCAACAACTAACAAATCAACCTTTACCTTTTTCATGACACAACCCCTTCCTGATTACTGAACCATTACTTCTTGGATTTTGATTATATCATCTACCTTGAAGTCATTGCTGGAGATGAATTTACCGAAAGCATCTTCTGATAGTTTTTCATACTCCAATTCATGCTTTCTTTCCGTTTCTTCTTTCAGGCACTCTTCCAACTTCTTGTAGTATTCGTTGAAGAACTTGTTGATTTCCCTACGCTCATCTTCTGCCAAAGTGGTTTTATCGCCGTCCTTTTGCCATTGCTGGGCTTTCTTCTGCATCTCCTCGAAGTTTTCCCCCTTTAGTTTTTCCTGCGCGTCTTTCTGAAAATCGTCAAAGTCGGCCGCAATAGGTTTGAGCTTTCTTACCGCCTTAATCACAATGAACTTATCCTTATCTTCCATTTTGGTAAGTTTGCTATCATTAAGGAGCTTATATACCGACAGGACGGTATTCGTTGTCATTTCCTTTTTTGATTTTTTATTTTCGCTCATTTTATTATTCTTTTAATGTTGTACAATTACAATGAAACAGGCTGTGCGGTAGCTATCTTGGCTTTCGTGTCGGCAATAAAGGTATTGACGGCCGCGGTGATGTTGCACTGCTCCTGCTTGTCTCCCACGTTATGGTTGATGCTCAGGTTCTCGTTGCCGTAACTGTTGAAAGTAGCCACCTGTGAGCCGTCTTTCTTCACTGTGCCTGAATTGATATTACCTACAATGCCGTTGTTTATCTCGGCATCCGCTTCAATGTCATAGACCTTAGATTCGTCTACGGAGTTATTTACTCTTACTGTTGCTCTCACTAACTTTTCATAAGCCACTTTTTCAGTAGCGGTTGTTGATGTACTCATAACTTTTGTTTTTATTGGTTTACTATTCTACTATTATCATATTGTCATTTGCATCAACTTGCATCGATGCGATTTTCATTTGGGAAAGGCCGATGATTCCCAGTATCTCTATCCCGGTCTCACGCTCTATGCTGTTCCTCACGCCTGATATGTCGGTAATGAGGAACTGCGGAATATCTTTCCCGCCAAACCGCACAAGCGTATTGCAGTAATACACATCTTCCATTTCACCGCCAGCACCAACAAGAGAGCCGGGGTATTTGCGTCCTCTCACGATGTCGAACTTCTTTACCTTGTCCTCGGCAATAAGCCCAACACTCGCACCTGTATCAATAAGGAAGAAGCCTTTCTTTCCGTTTACCTCAGCTTCAATGATAAGCCGCTTGTCTGATAATGATTTGAATTGTTTCATATTATTGGTTATTATGTCCACATTACTGAATATCTTGTTTTCCCTAATACGGGATTAGAGCTTTCCATTTCCACTATGAAATCGTTGTAATGGGAGAAATCGGGTATCTCGCTGGTAGGCATAGAGTATCCTATTCTTAATTCATATTCTTCTTGAGAATGTGCAGCTATAATTTCTCCTCTATAATCATGTTCTGTAACCTTTAAGGGTACTTCCCTGCGACCTTCATCTGTATCAATTCCGTATAATGTTACTGTGCAATAGCCCAGCTCTTGATCTTCCGGTGTTTGGTTTAATCCCCACCAGTTTTCAGAATACATAGTTCCATTATCGTAAATTTCTGCTTGGATTCTGACGTGCACCATTCCCCAATCAAAAGCATTTATTCTGAATGTATTGATAGGCAACGAACTAAATGTCCCTGTCCAATTTAAAGGATTGAAAGATGTGTTTCTTTTTGAGCATACGATGTAGGCGCACGAATATTCACCTACTCCCGATGTAAACATAAGGTCACCGCTTGCAGTTACTTGGAATTGAATAAAGCCTGTACTGCTACGATACATCTGTCCTATTGTATTTATAGAACAATATCCTGTATATACATTATTATGATAATTCCATAATATAACGCCTATATAGCTGTCTTTGAATGGCGTTCCATTTACGCTTATATCAGTGATATTTAAGTTGTATGGAATATCCTTGCTCGGATTGTATAATGTTGCATAAAAATATTCTTTATCGGATATGGTCACAAGTTTATCGGCTGGCTGGGTTAACCAATTACCGCAATCGGTGTTATATCGAACGAAGTCTGATAATCTCAATGGGACATCTCTGTTCTCATTTCTAATAGGGCGATAATCGTACATGTAATTTTCATTTGCCAGCAAATCGTAAAGGAACTGCTCTAAGCCCTCCTCGGTAGTCCAGTTTATGCTATATCCACATTGCCCGTCATACCCTTTCCACCAATCAGAAATATTATCTGTAAAATTTGCATTTAAGATAACAGGCTTGTACTTCGCATCCTTGTTTATTCTCGCAGGTCCGCGAAAATAGGTAACCGGGCTATTTATAACCACATCACCCCCTGCATCCCTCAGCACCGCACCGATGTTGTTTGACAGGTTAATATTGGTATCGGGTATTATTGCCATTATGCTGCCCTCCTTTCCAGTCCGCTAACGCGGTTCTTTAGTTCTTCATTCTCACGTTTTAATCTCTCTATCTCTGTTTCGTGTCTGCCAAAATCCTCTATCAAAAATCTTTGGAAATGCTTGGCCATAGACAGTACACATGTAGTTGCAAGCACATCATAACTCATTGTGAAGAAGCCCTCATTGTCTGTGTCTGTCACCTGTGGAAGAAACACGTTCCAATACTGGGCACTCGTTCCTGCTCTGACCTTGCATTTTTCGTCTGTCTTGAAAGTGTAATCGAAAAGGTCAGCGTTTGCCATTACATCAAGAGGTACGATGATGCTGTTCAGGACATTCTTCTTTCTTAAATCGGAATACATTGTTATTCCGCCAGCAGCAAGAATATTGCCGTTAACATAAAATCTATTTCCACCATAAGCAGAAAATGAGGCAACTTCGTTATACACTGTCCCGTTTGCATCATAACTCCATAACGTAAACCCTCTTGTAATCCCGCTCTTAGAGTGATACCAACACCATTCATAATCGGGGTCTGTGCCGGATATAGCGGTATTAAATGTTCGATACGCAGCATAATATTGGGTCGAGTAATTAGATACTTCAATTTGCATACATTTCATAATACCACGAGCCATAAACGATCCGTTTACATCTAACTTGTGCTCAGGTGCTATGCCTATGCCGACGTTGCCGCCACCCACACAGCAAATTAAGTTATTAGGAGAATCATGTTGTAAATACAGATGAGTGTTATAAGCATTTATCTCACCACCTCTTCCGCTATCATTTCCGTTGTTATCGGTCTCAATGCAGATATTAACAAATTTAGCTCCTCCTGTTACATTGTCTGTGCCGTCAAAAGGCTTACTGAATATTGTGCGAGGGGTTTGCAGCTTGGTGGCGGAATAGACATTACCGTCAGTTGTTGCTAAAGTATATTGGTAATAATTATAATCGTTAGTACCGAAAAGATAAGGAGCGCCACCCAACGGGAAAAATACACCTGATGAGTATCTCGGGTATCCGTCACTGTTTATTCCATCAGCACAATATAACTGTATTTGCATATTTCCTAATGCATTAGGATGCCCAACTCCAACAAATAGAGTATCGGATGCGCCTGTATTAACATTATTATAACACCAACCTAATACCTTTCTTAAATAAACATTAGTATCAGCAGAACCAAATTCATTGAAATGAGGGAAGTCAATTTGACGCATCACTCTATCTCCTACATTACCAAGATGTTTGCCGTCCAACAAATCCGCATCCAGCCCTGAGCCTGAACCGTCGTTGCCTTCATCCCAAATCCTATTACCAAGTCTTGTTAATGTGCCATCTTTTGCAACGTTAAACAAAGCTCCAAGATTTACATTATCCTCATTTAGCACTCTGAATACAGAACCATTATCACCTGAGCCGAATGCTGTAACACAATCATTTGTTATGGCTAACCCTCCAGTGTCACTGGGCGCGTCATATCCGTTAGTCTGTATGTATAGGGCCTTAGTGTTGTTAGCAGCACTAATATCGTGCATAACAATACCACTAATATTTGCATCTCTATAACCTATGATATAAGCTGCACCTGAATTAGCAGAAGACCTACCATAAATATCAGAATCATTTGACATTAGCAATGTTCCCGTCATCGTATCCCCTGCCTTGTTGACGTAGCGGTTATCCAGTTCGGCAGAATAGTTATTTGTAGTAAGTATTTTATATCCGTCAATTCCCCACCTATCACCATAATATCCAAGTCTTGATAATACTGATCCTTTGCTATTAGCTGCTCCAATTAAGGCGTGATTATCATCATCCCTCATTATTAGCTTTACGTCAGACTGTGTATCAATAAATACTGTCTGTCTAAATTCCTTAGATCCGTATATTTGTTGATGTGTGTCAATTGTTACCGCATCCGTAATCCCATAGCCGCTTAGAGTAGTAGGATGAGATGACAGCTCACCAAACGAATAACTCGGCTTGTTCGGCTGCTTGGCCCAAGAATACACGTCACTTGCCGGCAATGTGGTTGGGTAATTAGGCAATGTAATAAGCTTCGTGGTTTCATCAGGGGAATAGGTTGTGCCGTTAAGGATAATCCCGTCTACCGATCCACCGCCAACACCGCCTATTACGCTTAATACATCACCCTCTTTGGATAATGTGGTATTGTCAATCGGAAGCGCATCAAGAATGGTTGATGCCGTATGACTGCCTTGTGCAAACATGGTAAGACTACCTGTCAAAATCAAATCACCGTCTAACTCAACCACTCCGTCAGAATGCTTCTTCACAAGTATATCACCGATATTTAAGCCGTTTATAAACGACTTGACACCTGTAATGTCCTGCGCACCTGATTTGGTTACGTAATCGGCTAATAGTCCGGATATGTCGTTTTTGGTGTAGGCGTCTGTGATGCCATAACCTGCAATAGTAGTAGGCTTGTTCTGTATTTCGCTGAAATTATAGGTCGGTTTGGTGGCGCCTATCCATGAGGGTTTGTCCGAAACATTCTCCCAATTGGTAGGGAACACTGACGGTTTACCTCCAATTTCATCCCATAAGTAAGAGGGCTTTGTACTACCTATCCAGCTGGGTTTTCCTGATATGTTGCCCCATTCAAGCGAAGTCGGATAATTAGGCAAGGTGATTATTCCGTCCTCATTAGGAGTGTAAGTATTACCGTTAACCACTATACCATTAGCAGTACCCTTTCCACCTGTTGCGACAAGCTTTCCGTCAACCCACTGGATTGTCACACCGTCTATTGGGAGACCTTCGTAGATTGAAGGGACTTGAACGTCTGCACCTGAGTACATGGTTACTCCGTAGGCGGTAATCAACGGTTTGGTTAAGAACAAGTATTCCTTTCCGTTATCGTCAACCCTCTCTTCAAGGTTTCTGTCCCAAACTACTTTGTCGAGCTTCGTAGATATATCAATAGAAGCTCCACCTAGGGAATACGAGGTGCCCCCCCCCGAATAATTCCCCGATCGCGCTTTAAAGGGTATTGCTTTTGATATGGTATTTACTTCCTTCATCATCAATTTACTCCAAGACGTATCTTTCAGTTATTCATGCATGGATTTACATCTAACCGAAAAAATGTCGCCTAAAAATGGAGCAAATTGATTAATTTACTATTTTTAACAACATAGTGAACAGGAAGGTTATATTACACTTGCGTCATAATGCATGTAAATTTTTCATTTAAAAAATCTATAGTTCCTCCAGTGTTTATAAAAGCCTCATCTTTCATAAATAGATCATTGATTATTGTGAATGGGAAGACATCTTCATTATACATTAAAATCTGTGTTAACTTAGTCAGTGGTTTGCTATAATGATTTATTATCCTAGTTATCAATAGCTCTTCCGGACGTTTATTCTTGTCTAATAACACATTGTATATATTATCGGTTAGATAACTGTCATTTAGTAGCACCTTGCTATAACAAGCTCCGTCATTATTGTAAGAACTTATCTTAAATTCTATATCATCCAAGGCGTTTATATACTTTTCATTAAGAACATTTTCATAGATTCTATCAGAGTTATTGAAATCTAATGCTGCTTCATCGTCGGTTTTTTGATATGATAGCTTTAAATCCTTTAAATAATATCCGATAGGATATTTTACTCCCTCCGTATCAGATACAGGAGCGCACACCCTTAATTCTATATCTCCGGTTTTTAAATTGTTATTAAGCATTATATAACCATTTAATCCGTTATACGGCATCTCAGGTTTTTTTGTATTAGCTATTCTTACAAAGCCCTTTCCTGCTAAAACATTGAGAGAAAAAAAGTGCTCATTTGGAGTCCACACCCCTTGTCCGTTTCTATTTCCCACAAAATAATATTTTCCAACACGCAAGCTAAACAGACCAATAGTCCCCGAAAGTGTATCTTCTTGCTTTAGCATTGACATTTCTTCATCTTGGAAAAACTGCATAACGCTTCCTGAAATACAAAACGCTCCCCATGGATAAATCCCCGGATTATTATTTTTTAATGAAAATATTGTGAGCATTTTTGTTTGCTCATTTGTAGTCAAATCTTGTTTTGAATTTTTTAATCTAACCTGAATAGACTCTTCGTAGTTATATTCAGAAATTTCTGTATCTCTTGGGTTAAATATGGTAGTCCTTACTAATCTAGATCCTAATAAAAGATTTAATTCCCCCGGCTTATCTTTATAATTATCAATATCTACCTCTACCGGCCTATTGGACCCGTTTATATCAAATAACTTGGTAGCTGGCAATGTAGATTTTTTATACTCCTTACGATAGCATTCTGTTGGGTTGAAATTAGTATTGTATTGAACCGAAGAAGCAACCAATGTTGTCTTATCAAAATCAATATCTTCCACTAAATTGCTTGATGCAGGATAATTACTACATTTGATAACAACCTTGTTGTATCCCGGAAGTATATCCAAGGAATGATCAGCCCCTGCAAATCCTACGTCTTGTACAATCACTTCGTTTGTGCTACATTCTACATAATTATTTAAATTAATATCATACTTCCAATATTTCCCCCTATGATCTATATCTACAAAATAAAGCTCTCCTTTCCAGTCTACACACGTCCAGTTTAAAAACTTACACACTTCTTCTAATACTTCTTTTAGCGTCATAGCCTTTCCATCCTCATCGAAAAAATTTTGTTCGCTTATAGTCATTGACTGTAATACATTTTCTCCGGCATTATAACTCTCTTGGCTAGATGCATATACGTGTGGAATATATACCCCATTATATCTCCCTCCTGATAATTCTATACAACGCAGTATTATCCTCCATAAAGACACAAAGCCCTTGCTTTCTGCCTCTGTTGTGTAATCTATATACTCAAGAACGGACATTGCGGACATGCACTCCATTTCTAATGTGAATATATCTGACGAATAATCCTGCGTATAAAGTTCAGGACTTATATATCCACACCATTTGATAACACCATTTCTCTTCAAGGTAACACGAAACTGTTTATATGCAGTTGAAAACAAAGAACGTAAATAATCACTCCCTACTATTTCCATCGTTGCTGTAGAAAATCTAGTAGGTGTATATATAAACTCCTCATCCGCAATGTCTACGATAAATGGAGTTGATCCGGGTGTTAATTCCGTCACCTCTCCTGTGTAATCTTCCTTCTCTATCTCTACAATACAATTATTTCCTTGTAATGTAGCAAAAGCCATTGTATATATAAGCCCGTAACTCATGATATTGTCTTTTTACCTTGTGATTTCAGTTCATTGTTTATTACCAAGATTAAGTCCTTAGCTCTCACTCCTGTGGTCACAGTAGAATGCAATCCGTTCCCGCTTCCTAATCTTCCTGAATTAATAGCCTTAAACAGATTAGACTGCTGCCTTTGATTCAACATCATTTCTCCCCCATTAGCCCTTACAAGTATCTTGTCTCCCGAGGATGGTCCGCCGGCGATAATTCCCCCGTTGGCGAATTTAGGAATGACAGCAAATGCAGCAATAGCGGCTGCAATCGCAGATCCTATGGCCACTATATTCCAAGGGAAGGGTAATTTGGCGGCACTGGCTCCTGCCGAACTCGCTCCTTTTGCCGTATTAGCCGCTACCTCTGTTGTGGCTGCTGTCTTTTCTGCCCCTGCAGCGGCAACTGTTGCTAATGCTCCAGTCTTAGCGTTAGTTACCTTTGTAGCAGTAGTAGCAGTGTCAATTGCCGCTTCTGATTCTTTTGCTTTAGACAATTTATTGGTTAGCTCTGTTATTGTTTGGATAGTCTTAGCAATACTCATTAGACCATCTATTGCATTAACCATAGCATTCCATACGGCCATAATTCGTTCCCATCCGGAAGCGTCTGTATCGTTCATAACATCATTTAAGTTCTGAAACGCATTGACAATTCTATCGGAAGAGCTTGCAATATCCTTTATTCCAGAATAAATGCTATCATTTAGCTCCTTAGATAAGTCCTTTATATCCTGCTTTAATTGAGCTAACTCAAGCTTATCAGATAAACTATCTACATTTCTTATTGCATTATTCAAGTCTTCCTGTAAACCTTCGGCCCCCGTACTTACCGCTTCTTGTATTTTTTGCTTGTATTCATCCCATATATCTAGCTCTTCTCTTAAAATGTCTACATTTGTTTTCTTATAATCAAACGTAGTATTTCTCTTGCCTAAAACAGGAGTAGCCTCAACCTCGACGCTCAATTCTTCTTTCTTTAATTCCTCTTGAATACTATCCATTATTGCAGAGGATGTGGATATTGTTATATCCTGCATTGCCTTCCCGTATTCCTGAGCCAATTTTTTCACAAACCCGCTATTGGTTACACTCTTATCAGTAGAGGACATTGCGGTAATAAGAGCGTCCTTATTTAGATCCGCATAGGCTTTATTATATTCGTCAATTGTCATTTTTTCAACCTCGCGGCGAGCGTTAAGCTCTCTGAGGGATTGGGTGTATTTTTCTTGTTGTTTTTGAAGTTCCGTCTTTCCGGTGTCTACTCCCACTCCTTTCGAAATTGATTTTGTTTCTTTTTCAGAAATATATTTTACCGCATTTTCCAAGCGTTTGTTTATATCTCCTAATACCTTGGCATTCTGTAGATATTCCTTTGCTGCGGCTTCTATTTTTAAAACATTCCTTCCCTCTTTGTAATATTCATCTATACGATTATTATATGCGGTTCTATCTTGAAATTTTAGCAAAACAAGTTCTGATAATTGTTTTGTGGACATTCCCGCTTTCTGCGCCAATCCCTGCTGCGTTTCTTGTACTTCTACTTTCTTCCTAGTCAAATAATCAGCAGTAGCAGTAGCCTCTAGTAGTCTTATCCGGTCCTTTATTATAGAATTTATATCCTTTTCCTTACTTATCTGCTCTCCAATAATTTGACCGATTCTTTTTCTGTATTGTTCCTGTAGTTTGTCATTTCCAGCAGCTTCCCTATATAATTTCTGTAAAACCTGAAGTTGCGCTATTTCCGGGCTTCTATCAATAGAGGAAAGTTCTTTCTTGTAATCAGAGAAAATATTCCTAACTCTTTTTGTTTCATCATATACATTCTTTAGATAAGCTACAACTGCACTTAATGCGGACAACAAAGCCATAGGCAACGAGGCTAAAAAAAGCGCTTTCATTGCCTTCCCCGCATTTATAAATCCAACCTTAATGGTCATAAACAACTTATTCCATATTCCGGAAGTCTTCAATGCAGCTGCATTTTCAGAAGCTACTTTCAAGGCATTTATTGCCTTTTTTTCTTTCAATTCAGCTGTTTCTAACGCTATCTTTGCACGACTTAACTGTTGGGCAGATGCGAGCCGCTTCCCATTGTTTATCGTCTCATAATCTGACAGTGTCTTATCATACAGCTCTTGTGCCTGCACTCGCTTTTTAACAGCCAACAACTTCTGTTCTTCAGCTATCTTTACTCTATTTACAGTGTCGTCTATATAGCTCCAACTTTGTTTGAAATATCCATAAATTGAAGCTACTAATTTACCTCCCAAAAAAGTTGCCACCGCGGCAAACACTCCGTTTATCTTTCCCCTTAAAGCATCCAACGCTCCTGTCAACCAATCTACAACAGCCTTGTACTTGCCTTGTATATCCAAGCTGTTTACAAGTTCGGTAAATATGTTTTTTAGTCTATTTACTGACGTTTCTAAATTGTTGGTGTCTACATTGGGGATCATCTCGTTAAGAGCCTCAGCAAATTTTGGGAGAACATCAGCACTCATTAATCTACCTTGTTTCAGTAGCTTATCAAGACCGGACACCGATACTCCAGCTGCTTTAGCCATTGCTTGTAATGCAATGGGGAGTCTTTCTTCCATTTGCAATCGTAATTCTTCTGAACTGATTTTTCCCTTACTCATCATCTGTGATAGAGCAAGGAATACACCATTACTATCTTCTGCACTTAATCCAAAGGCTGTTACAGCTCTTGACACTGATTCGAATATTTTTCTCTGATCAACCATGGACATATTGGACGCCGACGCCGCAGCTGTGAATTTGGCAAAATTACCAGTAAGAGCATTAATCTCCAGTCCGTATTTTTTCGCCATGTCAATAAGAAAACGCATATTATCTGCATACTGAATGGCACTTCCCGACACATTCTTCAACGCAGTAGTAACCCGGTTAGTTTCTCTTGCCACCGATATAAAACGAGATACAAGATTATTTAGTCCGACTCCCCCGGCTCCTAATGCGGCCGCAAAAGTTAGCACCTGCATCTGCATAGAGCGAAATGCAGACTTTACATAATTTGCTCCTGCTTTAAAGTTTTGTGTAAGCAGGTTTATTGCAATACTAAAACTTAATCTTCCTGCCATATTTTTTTGCCTTTTTTCATGAACTCCTCAAATTTTTCAACTTCTTCATTGGTTATATCTTCTTCGGAAACGGTTTCCTCCCATGGAAAGGTGATAAGGTCCTTTGCCCCATTCTTCATGGCTCTAGCATCTATATGAGGCAGCATGGATAAATAAGTCCATAGCCTATCGCTCTCCATTTCTTCTCTCCTTTTCTTCTCATACGCATCTATATACAGAGGTAGATCACATAATTCCATATCATTAAGCGCATAATTGGCATCCAATCCGGACATTACTAATGTTGCAACAATATTACCTATCGTTTCCGACTTATCTCCATCTCCACTATCACCTTTCGATATGTTTTTTCTATTAAATTGAGAAATAACAGCCATAGTTCTCCTTAGGCTAGCAGACATTGCATTTATCACCTTTTCATCAAACAACACCAGCTTGAACACATCGTATTCGTATGCCACATTAGAACTATTTAAATACATTGTATAAAATAAAGTCTCTATGTCCTCCTTGTTAGAATAATCCATTAATGAGAAAGATTTGTCGCGCATTTGCTCCCACCGTATAATAGACTTAACTGTCACACGATTAAAGTTTACCTCCATTCTTGTCTTATAACGAGAATGGGGTTTCGGAGACGCCTCATTCCTTTTTTTTGATTTGAAAAAATGATTTATTTTCATAATTCACCCTGTTTATAAAAAAGGCGGCCATCATAGGACCGCCCTTATTAAGCATAAATATCATCTTTCTATTACCCACCCTGCGTTGTTCCATCAACAGGTGTCAACGCGCCTATCCCTTTAAAAGAGGCGCTTAACTTGGCGATTTGCCCGGCTTCGGATGTAACGGATTGTGATGTTATCATAACCCTCCCTGTGTAATTCTTCTTCGTTTTATCAGGAGTAAATGTCCCTCCATTATTATCCTGATCAGCTACTGTTGCCTCTCCAAAGAAGAAATCCAATACTTTCCCATTGATTTGTGCATCTAATAGGGTGTCATAGCTCATAGCCCCCTCCTTACGGGTTATCAGAGCTTCTGTTGATGCGGTAAAACTTTTTTTACCCGGAAGAGAACCAGCCCATCCCCCCATCATCTTATTGGAAATATCAACCTCTTCCGTTGTTATCTCTATCGTGGCGGTTGTTGCGAAAGCTATTGGAAGAGGATCTGTTTCTTCTAACCCATCCGGTTTCACGAATAAAAACAATTCACCTCTATAAATATCCTTACTTGAATCTAATTTTGTTGCTGCCATAATTATCTCTGTTTTATTGTAAATTCTAATACTTGTATATATTTCTTATCAATGAAGTCTTCCGTAGAATCTTCAAGTTCAATACGTATATCCGGATCGCTAAAACTACCGGATAATGTATCATAGATTGCGCTTGCAAGCTGGTTACTCCTATCGTAATCCTCGCTAACTGCCGTCACAAAAACTACCGGATAATGAGATGCTACGCCCATTTTCGTATATTCCTGCTTATATCCGTCTCGCTGATATACAATATAATCCCCAATTGTATTCTCAGGAGCCATTAAGGGGAATACTCTGTCGCCAATCAAGAGAGATATAATCTCTGACTCCAGCAAAATTGCGCGTATTTCTTTGGTTATATCAAACATATTCATGTTAATCTCTCCTTTCATTTATTCGTTTTACAGCTTCCTGTACCCCTTCATAAACAGCTCTCATAGCTTTAGGCTCTTCTGTTTTTTTAGTATCTTCCCAAAAGCGATTAGCTGGCATCACTCCCCGATACCCTTTTCTTGAATACCTCCTTACAGTTCCTTGATCTACAAGATGAGCATGATTACCCCCCGGCCTGTCAAACCCAGCCAATGCGCCCAGCTTGTTTCTTTTAACTCTAGTCGTAAAGGAATTCATCAAATGATTGGTTTGTTTCCCATGATGCAACAATCTCTCTCTAAGATTACTTCGGCCCTTAACCCTGAATATATTAACAGCTCGCTTCAACCCGAACCTTATAGCTCTGTCTTTATCAAAGTCTTCCAGTTCATTCACCAGATATATCACATCTTCCCTTCTTGTCTCCTTCAGTTCAATCATATATCTGTTTTTTTGAGAGTTAAAGTCATCTCATTTCCGGTTCTTTCTATCATCTTTATATCCCATACGCAACACTCGTATCTAATTCTACATCCATATTGGATTTTCGGATAGTTCCGAGTCTGCATGACTATCGTTTGAAAAACAAACTCCTCGTAGGCGCTTTCTTCCTCTCTGTTTGATAGAAGTTGCTTTTTTCTATATGCCCGACACCTGAACACCTCTCTGTATTCCTTGCTGATAGAACCAAACTCCGATTTTTTTTCAAAGGGAGCCTCAACTATAAGCATACATTTCAATTGACCTGCACGTATCATAACTGATAGTTTCTATACAAAGAAATTATATATCTTGCGCCCTGCGCTAGCTCTCGGCTTTGGATATTTGACATCTCTTCGCGATTAGCGTAATAACCACCGATATTAAGAAGAATTGCATGTTTTAAAGGTTCGGGGATAGTATCCCCTCCCCCTATTGTTGCTAATTCTTTCACTGATACACATAGCTCTTTTGCAACCTTAGCTTCAGCAACATCTATCAACATCTGAATATAGCCATCATCATCTACAAAATCAGACTCTACATTCAGATGTTTTTTAGCCATATCAAGGTCTACATAAGACATACTACTTCATGCTAGCAATACAGAATGACTCTTTTCTGATGAATCCCATATTCCAGTAAGAGTTGGTAATCAATCTAACTGTCCCCTTCAATGCTTGAGTATATGGGTCAACCAATAACTCTATGCCGCCCCACTGTCCGACGAAGTAATCTGACCAGTTCCCAAAAACGATGCCATATTCGTCTCCGGCTTTTTCCGGTTCAGTTGTCCCACGCAAGGCCTTTGGTAGATTATTTGTACGCAAGGCTTTGTATCCATTTAATTGACCATCGCCATTGCCTGTAAAAATAAACCCTCCAGCTCCCGATGAATCCTTTACTTTTGTTTTTGCCTTCCCTACCAAAGCCGGGTGCAGGATATAGGAAAGGTTTCCAAACAGCGCATTCTGAGTATCAGCATTTGTTTCCATAGCAACGATATTGGCCCATGTCATTTCACCTTTCACATCTTCACTTAGTTCTGCAAACATTCCATCGGGCGTGTTTGCTACACCGGTCTTATCACTAAACGCTGTCTGCTCGATTTTCTGAGATATTGCAACTGCAATAGCCTGACGAATATACGCCTCAACTGAAGCATTTTCTTGAACTAACAATTGCTTGGAAATGTCTACATAAGCTGTAAGACGCAACGGTTTAAACAGCTCTCCCTTGCTGAATGATCCCGCACCGTCTTTTGCCTGTGCATTTTCCGCTTCCCAAAATACGTTAGCTCCGGAAAATTCCGGCCAATATATATTTCCCTGTAATCCAGTCATAAAACGCGCACCAGCGCGAGATAATACCAATGAAGATTGAAGAGGAAGAAGCATTTCCTGTTGTTCCTCATCTATAATCACACCTGTAGCTGCCTCTGTCGCTGCTGTAAATGCCGCACGCTTTTCAACATTTACAGGTACTATGATTCCTCTCTTGTCAGCCATCTGCGCTCCGGACATGTTGTGATGATTTGTAGCCATGTCGATAACAGAAGCCTCCGCATCGTTTTGCTGGTTTCCCTCTACCATGTTAGCGATGGCCCGACGCAAGGAAAATCTACTATTTTTATCAGAAACATGGGGAGTACCTCTTCTTTCGTTTTCTTCTTCCTTGGAAGATAACTCCAAATTGATTTCCGCCATGCGACACTGAATTTCCCCTAATTCTTCGTTCTCCTCGGTAGAAAACATCCTTTTTTCACCCTTTGCCTTGTCAATAATAGACTGTGAACGAGAAGTTAATTGTCTTTTCTCGTCCTTCAATTCTGTAGTACTCTTTTCTTTCATAATTTTAAATATTTAAAGATTTTGATATTTGTTGAAAATACACGTTCAACTCACCCTGTTTTTTGTTTCGAATCTCTTCCTCGGCGGCTTCCTTGCCTCTAAGATATACAGTAGTCTTACTATAAGCCGCATTATATACTGGAGCAACATCATGCAGTCTACTGAATTTCAATATACTCCTCTTCCATCCTCCATCGGATTTCTTTTCCCATTTTTCTTTTTCAACTTCAAAGCAAAAAGAACTTTGATCTATTTCTCCTCGTCTGATATTTTCCAAAAGTTGATCTCCTAATGCTGTTCTCGGAGCTTCAAACCTGTACAATAAGCCTTTCTCATCTAAAGATAATTGAAGAGATCCTTTCCCATATTTACTCCTAGCTAATATTCCCCCATGATCTAACGTAGCAAATACATCACTCTTTTCTATAACTCCATCAGCGGCCCCCGGTTCTATAACCTCTTCAAAAGATAAGCCATCCGATAGTACTCCGAATAAAAATGCGTATCCCTCTACGGTCCTTTTTTCTTCAGTTCCTTCTTTCAGTAATATCTGCGAAGGGATGTTTCTTATTTCTTTCTTTTCATCCATTTCCGTTTTTTGTTTCTGATTCTACTTCATTATTACCTTCTTGGTCTTTTATCATTTCCTTTGGATTTTGTACTGCAATATCAAGCGGCTGCGTATTTACCGGAACAAATGCCTTATCTCCATTATCCATTCTTGAAAGATTGTTTTCTCTACGTATTTCGTTAGGAGTAGCACCTCCGATATAAAACAGATCTTTCCAGTAGGCTGCTTGAGCCGCTTTATCGGTTCTTAAAATTGCAGATGTGTCAAACTCTGCCGTAATCATTCCACGCTCTGACGGTAAGAATAGTTTCCTGTTAATTTCAAGCTCTATCTTAGTAATTACCGCCAATGCTGTATCTGTAAGATATTGTAATTGAGTAGCCTCAACAGTTGAATAGCTTGATTTGGACAAATCGAAAGCTTTAACTGGAGATACAGAGAAGAAACGGCACACATCGGACACGTTAAACAGCCTGCTTTCAAGCAATTGCGCATCCTGTGGAGAAATCTTTATTGGATGGTATTTCATGTTCGCCTCTAATACGGCAATTCCATTTGGATGCTGTTCCATCCTTTCATACCATGTTTGATAAATTTGTTCCTTCTGCTCCTTATCAAGTCTTCCCCCCTCTACCGTTAATATTCCGGCAACAGATCCTCCGGATTGAAAAAATCCAGCAGCACTAGCTTCGCTATCCGCGGCGATATTAATAGTCTGCCTTGCATGCGTTAAAGTAGATACTCCAATAATCCCATCATATGAAAAATTAAGGATGTGTATCATATCTCTTGGTTCGACAAGACTCTTAAATCCTGTAACCTGATACCTTTTCCGCATTATTCCCCTACTATCGGCTATCCATGTTATAGTAACCTTTTCTGTTGGGATATATATTAATTGTAATACATTAAGATCTTTATCTCTTTCTATGTAGGCATAACCATTACCGGTCAATAAGACAGAAACCATCAATGTTTTAAAGAACACAAATCGAGTCATGTCCTCGTTCGGTTCTAGATCCAATAAATAATAAGCCGGGTGATTTTTGTGTTCTCGTTTAAACCCTTCTCTATCTAGTTTATAAGTTTTCAGGGGAAGTACTGCTACACTATCGGATATTAAATCCACGCAACGATATACAGTAGAAAGAAGCATGGGTTTACTCCGGCTTGAAAGGATACGCCCCATTGACGGGCCCCCCCATGCCGATATATACGATACTTCCTTTTTAGAAGCTTTTCGGATCTCTATATTCGTAAATGGTATCTTAAAACTCATTCCAATACGCTTTTATGACTAACCGAAAAAATGTCGCCTCTTTTCCCCTGTTTTATTTTTTAACACTATTAATCCTATTAGTAGAAATCCCCATAACGAGGAGACAACAAATAAGTACCAAGAGCTTCTATCATAGCTATAACACCATCTATTTTTTTCTCTTCAAATTGTTTGGACGGTTTTGTATTCCCATTTCTATCCCTAGCCATTACGACATTTCTAAAACAATGGCGATTTATCTCATTGTTATCTATTACCGCCCTACCCGATAAAACAAGTCTTTCCATTTCCTTTGTAGGCCTGTTGAAGTTTCCTAGTGCTTGGCTAAATGGCTCCATTGGAAGTCCTCTATCTTCGGCATAGATAGTGAACTGGGTTGCATTCCAACTATCATATCCTATATTTTGTATATATATTTTATCTTTTAAATCCATTATATCATTCAGAATGTAATCATAATCGGTAACATTTCCCGGCGTTATAGTTATTAACCCTCTTCTTCTCCACTCTCCATACAATTCTTTGAATCGTTTTTCCCTTAATGCTACTTCCGGAAGATAATATTTGACCTTGAAATAATATTTATCACCTTCAGGAAACATGAAAGCTGCACATGTCAAGTCACTGGTAGATGATAAGTCTATCCCCATCCAGCAGTCTTTCTTGTAAAAATCCTCAAAGCGTACATCTTCTGAAGCATCCAACACATAATGGTCCGGAATCCAAACCATTTCAGAATCACACCACACATTCAGGTTTTTCGTTTTCACATTCACCTCGTCAGATGGAGTATTGATCGCCTTACGTATCTCCTTATGTAAATAAGCCGGCTTTACTGTGATTCCCAAATTTGGATTAGCCTTTACCCATACATTCTCATCCTTCCAATCGTCAGCCTCATCTAGAGAGTATATGGCTATAAAGAATGAGTCATCTTCTTTTAACTCCTTTAGTATTTCTGTTCCTGTAGTTCTCAACTCGTAGCATGGACCTAACTTGTCAAATCCAGCTGTAGTAATGATTACCTCTAGCGGATTATCACGCGTACCCTGACCTGACTCTAATACGGCCTTAAGGCTATTGTTCTTTGCGGCGTGGTATTCGTCCAATACAAAAGTAGACGGGTTAGGACCGTCTAGCTTCGTTGAATCAGCCGCCAAAACCTTTAACCATGACGAAGTGTAATTAAAATTAATTGTGTCTCTTAATACTTTTATATATTTTTCCTTGGGATCGAATTTTTTAGCAAAATTTGAGCATAACGGCCATGCAGATATTTTAACCTGTTCTTTTGAATTGGCTGCGAAATACACTTCCGCCCCCTCTTCATTATCATTTATCAACGCATTTAACCCCATGGCAGCAGCCAGTGCCGTTTTCCCATTCTTTCGGGCAACTTCTATATATACAGTCTGTATAAGCCGCCTATTATCCTCCTTTACATAAAGGCCATATATATTGGCTATAATCCATTCTTGCCAAGGTTCTAGTACAAATGGCTGATTAGCGTGTCTTCCTTTGTAATGACGTAAATAAGAAAAAAAAGCTATTACCTCATCTGCTTTATCTTCCCGGAACTCATATCTATCATCTTCCATCAATGAAAAGAAACGTTCACAAGCCAATTGTATATATTTTCCTGCGATTATCTTTCCATCTAAAACATCCTTTGCATATTTGTAGTATCCTTTATCCATTTTGGATTTTATTTCTGAAATAATCGTCTGCTGGGCTTATTTCTCCTGTTTCAGGTTTTTGCTTTCCTTGTATCTGCGACCGGCTCTTTGCTGTAAGCCCATATTCCTTAGCCAACTCCAAATACTGGCTCCAATTTTCTTTCAACAAATTTGCCTCCGGACGTTTCACACATTCTCCCTTGATGTTTTTCATGGTTAATCCTTTTTCTGAAATTACAGCAACACAGTGCAGATAAGCATTGTAAGCAGTGGCCATTCTATGCAACTGGGGGATATCGGAAGCTTCCAAATCGCGCATTTCTTCGATTTGCCTTACAATATCGGAAATTGCACGTCTAGCCTCCTTATAAGTTATTGTCTTGGGTAGCCTGAACGATATTTTCTTTTTTTCTTTCACAGAATTTCCATTTTCCCACTAACCGAAAAAATGTCGCCTAAATATCCATTTTAACACATTGCAACATTTTGGCTTTTTTCAAAAAAACGCCGTTTGTGTCAGCTCGGATCGGGTGAGGTTTGTACGGGTTGCGGCTGTAAAATAACACCCCCTATCCCCCTCCCTTATGTAACATTACACAACATGTTACATCTCCGCTTCATACAACCTACAACCTGTTTTCTCTTTTAAACGATACAAAAAGTTTGCTGCTTCATCATTATCAACCAATATCCTAACCGCAGTCAGTCCTTTTGTGTTAGGCTTCTGTATCAGCATAGAACAAGGTTGGTCATAATAAGTCCAATAAAACATTAAATCTGCTAGATACATATTATCTATGCAAATGATATACTTTTTAGCAGGACGATTCATAATAATGCTATTTTATTTTGTTATGTATCAGCTGATGGCATTGCTTGCAAAGGCTCATTAGATTATTATAATCATAAGCAAGATGATTTCGCTGTGTTTCATCGTCCGTACTCATAAACGATACAATGTGATGTACATCTTCGGCTAATACTGTTTTCTCTTCTTTTAAACATATCTCACACAAAGGATTATTCATAATCTTCCACGCCCTTAGTTTTCTCCATCTCTCTGACTGATATATCTTACGCCTTGCTTTCTCATAGCTGTTATCACCCCTCTTTATCTTCTTTCTTGCTGGTTTGTTTATAGTCGGCATATTCGGTTTCTTTTAATGATTTACTATCCTTTATTCTCTGAAACTTTATCATACGGTATTTGAATTTAAAATATCTCAATACTTCACTATCGGTTTCAAGCAAGGCTGCTTTCCTATCTTGACATACAAATTGAATTGTATCATGAAATATATCCTCCATGTCTTCTCCTGAAAACATTCCCCTTGATATCGCCTTGCATTCATCCTTCAGTACTTCATAGTTTCGCTCTATCACATTCAATACATTTCTATTAACCGTTCCGTTGCGTATCTTTCTCATCGCCTAACTTTCCTTTTTTCCAATAACCTAAATCATCAGTAAGCTCTCTTGTGCTATACAATATCAATGTCCTATATATAGCTGCGCAACTAACTCCTTTTTCTTTAGCCAGTTCACGAACTAACATATCAACACCTTCCTCTATGCGAATATTTCTTCTTATTCTCTTTACCATGACTTGGTTATATTATATTACATTTTAAAAACTATCCACCTCGCTATTTCCGAGCTAACTATCTGATAATCAATGATAGCTATTTTGGTAAAATTCCTTACAAATATCACATACTATTCATTATCATATTATCTCTCTTATCTGTATATATCCTTTCGTCTCGCATTTTCTTAATAATTCCAGCTCTTCATCATTTAATATTGTTATCGACTCATGGTTTATTGTTATCACATCTATTCTGAACCGCGTGATCATACGCTCTATTGTATGTTGGTTCTTTGTTTTCCAGCAAAATCTTACTTTCATAACCTCACTACACTATAAGCCTTTACATCATTAAACCATTTCTCTTTGCTTTCTCTTGCTTCTACTGTAAACCTTATCTTCACGTGCTCACCTACATGTAAAGGATCTTCTATCGGTCCGTCAAAGCTTATCATATTAAACTTCATAAACTTGTGATACTTGTCCGCATCTTGAATTATGTATTCTTTCTTCTCAAATGTTTTTCCACTGTTCGTTATTCCACTAACGGTTGGTAACTCCGCTGTTATTATACCTTCAATTTCACATTTCATAATCTTTCTTTTTTTTGTTATTAATAAACTGTCCTAAAAGTCGTACCGACTGCCCTTCGGACAGTATAGGACAAGTTGCCGTAAATTGTTAAATTTCTATCTTTTTATCGCTAATCATTTGATTATCAATCTTTTAAAACAGCACCATAAGGTGCGTTTTCAATTTAGCGTAATTATTTGATTATCAACATATTACATTTTCTTCTTTATAGGCGTAGTATATCCTATTTGGAAGTAGGATAGCAGTTTTTCTTTAAACTCCTGTTCCAATTCGCCTATTTCTTCGACATATTTTCCCCGTTCTTCGTGCCAGTTGTTGGCAAAGGTTCTTATCGTTTCCCACTGTTTTTTCGTCAACTTACCGACAGAGTACAACTGTTTGTACTTCTCCTTATAACGATCCACTCCGATACGGTTAATTTCCCTTGCTTTGTCCAGTTGAGACATCTTCACTCCCTTTACAGGAGAAAGATCTCTGACAAAGCGTAATCCGTTCCAATCCTGAAAAAAGATCCTCCCTATCTTTGACATAAACATATTACTTATAAACTCCAGCATCGGCACATTCTGATGCCTATATACCGTCTCTATACGAAGTATATTAGCACCTACATTCCTCCCTTTCTCCCCGGCCTCAAATGTCTTATCATATATCTTCATTACCTTGCGAAAATACTTGCTTTTCTCAGTCGTTTTTTGGCGCATTTCCGGAAAATTGGCATCATTCCACAATATACGATCAGCAACATCTTCTACCATTCGTATGTACGAATCAGCCGGGCGTGAAAGTCTCATTGTAATCCCTATCTCGTAATAGGTTATTATAGTATTTTCCTCCTTTACACAAAGCCTCATCAGAAGCTCCTTTATAACCCTTACACCTATCGCAAAAGTCATCGGGCGGCTATTATCTAGCTTGCCCGTTTTCCCCTTGCTATATAACTTGTTAATAGAACACTTACATTTGAGTCGGTCGCCTCGCAATTCTATAAAACATCCATCAAAATTCGCATAGGCAGTAGACTTGTAATATATCTCATCTCCTTCTGTACATTGTTCTAGATAGTTTCGCAATACTATAGTATCGGTGTCCTCTATGTCTATTCTTGCTTTAAATACTATCTTGTCAAACATACTTTATTTCGATAACACTGAGATTCTCAGATCTCGTTCTTTCAATATGCGGTTTATCTCATTCTTATAATGTTCTATCAGGGTCTCGTATTCAAAATCACTATACTTCCTTATGTCATTTTTAGAAGACTCAAGTAGCAATACACGCTGTTCTCCGTACTTCATTACAAGCCCACGCCTATACCCGGACATATTCCCCTCATCAAATCGGTTACATCGCTTACACTGGGCATTACAATTCACCTCAGAAAAACGTGTAGACATGTGCGATCGGTTGATGTAATGCCCGCAATCAGCTTCTTTAACATGATATATATTCCCGCAACTAATACATCTAAAAACAGTCGTATTTGGAAGCATATCACGCAGGCGGATATATTGGCTAAATACCCTATCCAACTTATTCTTTAAAGAATTTTTCTTTGGTTTTGTCCTTCTATTAATCCACATAATACTTATCTGTCTTTTCAAACATCATTTCTTTATTATAAATCCTTGCAGCTGAATACTCCAATAAACACCCTCTGCTTTTCTCCCAACCATTAAGAAAGTAAATAGTATCACACTCAAGCAATGTCATAATATCCTTTCCCATATAGAAGGAGTATGGCATATCTTTCTCCGGACATATATCAAATGGAGTAATCACATTATATTCTTCCTTTATCATCCTATCCTTAGCTTTCTTAGCTTCTTTCTTAGCTTCCATAATAGATCTCCCTGTTATGGGCAGGCTTATATATACTTTCTTTTTCATGTTCATTTTATTATTCCAGCCAGCTGCATTTTTAATATGAGGATAATATCCGACATCTTCTTGCAGTGGCTCTTCTGCATCATACCCTAAATCTTTGTAGCTTTGCGCAATGGCAACCACTTCGCCGACTTTGTACGGAGAGGTAATAGTATCACAATAATATTCGGATGATATTTTGTCCTTTATGCCAAAATAAGTATTATCATCATCAGTTTTTAGTTTTTGTGATTCAGGAACTTTGACTATTACCATATCAGGACAACTACATTTCCAATAGTGTAACTTTTTATCTGTCACAATTCTCCTTGTCGTAGTCTTCCAACCTTCCAATACGGCTTGGGTTAAGCTGTATTTATCATTAAACATTATTTTCTTAGCCATAATCATATTAATCATTAAACAAATCAACAGCTTTCGCAACCCAATACCATATCACGAAATAAAAGGCGTATTTGGCTAATCTTTCGCAAGATAGTGAAGGCTCTAACCCGGCTATGAAATTCCACGTATTATACTCATATACACAAATTAGATATGATATAATGATAGAAACCAGTATATATATAAATCTTCTCATAATCATATAAGTTTTAATGCTTCAAAAATCCCGGCTTCGAGTGCTTCTTCGTAGGTATCCCAATTCCCACCATCGTTAGGGCCTTTGGCATCATCATCTTCCATCCATGTGCCGTTATTGGCTTTCACAATGGCATAGCCATAACCACAAGCATTACGGTATATTTCAATATGCAAGTTCTTGGTTTCACGCAGCCACTTTTGAGCAATGGATTGTGTAGGTTGAGAAAAGCATTGTTTTGGTAAATCATCATTAATTCTATATAAAGTTTCCCTTGGTATATTATTAATATCAATAACATTTTTACAATACTCATTAAACCCTTTCTTTCTCAGCAGCTTCGCTGTCTCTAATGTTACAAGTTCTTCGGTCATAGTTATTTCTCCATTTCTTTAAAATATTCAATCAATTCGTTTACGGTAGCCTTGTGCAATTTAAATACTTCTAATATACTGTCACAGTCTTTATTGTAAACCCAAACTCCTTCAGGTGAAATAAACCATTGAAGCTTATCTGTATCATCTCTTAGTGCGGCAATAGCTAAGAAAAGCTCTTCATTGGTTCCACAATCAATTCTTCCAGCACAATTCCATGTGCGATAAGGATTTGTAGCATCAAAAGCCCCTTTAATAATAATATGATAATTGCAGTTAACTGGTGATGTAGCAATACAAAACCTTTCATCTTCAATTACATCAGTAGGATGGTTGTATCCTAATTTTTCCAACTTCTTTCTTAATTCCGGTGTATTTTTGCGTATAAACGCTGGTGTCGAAAATCCCATAATTATTCCTCCTTATCTATCTTAATATCTGTCACTTTGCCACGATTGACGAAACGAAAACATTTCATTACAATACACAGAAACGTTTCGTATTGGCTCTCAAATTCATCGCATTCATAACGCAACGAGCAGTCACTGCAATCAGAATGCCCATTATACACTTTCTCTGCTTCATGCAGCACCCCGTCTATTATTATTCCGTTCTTTACTTCCATAATTAAAACGTCAAGATTATTTTTGTTTTTATTCTTACAGGCAAAGCAGATAACGTAGATTTTTCACTTTCCCTGCGTATATAAATCATATTATTGACTTCTAAACCTATTTCAGCTTCAAGTTTTTCCAAAATATGAGCTATCTCCATTTCAGCTTTCGATTTCTTGTTTTTTACTTCTTCTATATCCATGGTTATTCCCCTTTTAATTTCTTTATTATAGCATCCGCATTTCTTACAACAACATACGCAAAGTCATCAAGTGTAGGATTTGGGTCTGCTCCTTCAACAACCGGAGCGCATAAAAGCCCCTGTGTAATAACTTTCGCCAATTCATAACGTCTCTGCTCCCAATCAATAGTTTCATCATCTTTCAAAATTTCAAGTAACCCATTAGGAATAATCGGGTCAGTAGAACCAACCTTGGCATAGAAACAACATTCAACATCGATTACTTCTCCAGTTTCTTTTATTCTCGCTTTCATTGTTCACCCTCCTTTAAAATATATCCGTTTTCAATCACCCAGCACAGCATATTATATGCGTTTTCCAATATATCCACATTGTTTTTATAATCTAAATCGTCAAACGTATAATTTACGTATCTATAACATATACAAGGCGGAAGTATTTGCAGTTGATATTCTTCATCATTGTATGTAATATAACTCGGCAGCTTGTCAAGAATGTCATGCAAGGTGTAAGCAGGGTATTCATGTTTCATATTCGGTTGAGAAACGAAGAGAGTAGGCCTTTCCTCTAAGGCGAGCACTCCATTGAAAAAAGATTCAACCGTAGGCAAAAACTGCCAGTGCATACTTGCATCACTCGTATCCAACCCAAGCTCCCGCAGGTGCTTCATCTGATCTATTGATAATACTTGTTTTGATTTCATATCTCACTCCTTTTTAAACACTTTTGCATAAAGCATTAAATTTGAATTTATCACAGTTTATAGTATCTCTGTTAAATCTGTCAGTGCATTTATAATAATGCTTACAGTTGTAACAAACCCTTTCAATCTTTTGCTTTTTCTTTACTTTAGGAAATTTCATATCTCAATCTCCTTTCTGTTTAATCCTTTTCAGTACATCCCTGCTGGCTTCGAGTATCTCATCGAAAGAGGGGATTTCGTTTTTACCAACATAATAAAACATAAGACCTCTGCTAACCATTGGCGAACGTCTTTTTAATGAGTTGAAAATAGATGTTGTTGGAATATTCATTTTAATTGAAGCATCTTTTATTGATTTGAAAACGTAAGCAGTTTCTCCATGTATGCAACAAATCTTTTTTCGATAACTATCAGTCGCATGCCCATAGGAGTTATTGTAAGACCTTGTACACCATTCCAAGTTATCAACATTATTATTTAAAGGGTTCTCGTCTTTATGATTTACCATCTCTAAATTTAAAGGGTTTGGTATAAATGCTTTTGCAACAAGCCTGTGCACAAACATTAGTTTCCTTTCCCCATTAATGCTAATTGTTACCTGAACATATCCATGAGAATCTATAGAACCTTTCATTATCCTTGGATACGCTCGTTTCCCCCATCTACTAAAAATGCTTCTAACTCGTCCAAAATTACTAACTTGATACCCAAACACTCCTTTTGTGTCTTTCCATACCTCTTTCATGTCATTATAAATTTAAGAGTTTATGAATATTCTCTATAACTTCTCCGTCTGTCAGTGAATCGTCCTGCATGATTGATTTAATCCGATTTGCAAGCCATTCAGCACCGGCTTTGAACCCTTGTTCAATGTCATATCTATCAAAATCGAAATGCAATCTATATTTCTTTGGAACTCCACGTTCTTGACATTTATCGTCAGCATATTTCCTTACTGCTTCTTCTATTGTCTGTTTCATAACTATATTTTATAAGTTATCATGAATCGATCTTCGCCTCTCTAATGTCTATTTCAATCTCTAACGTGGTGTTTGATTTCGTTTTTAAAAGATGGTCTTCTATCGCTTCTGATAAATGACTCATTGCATCTTTTTCGTCCTTACCTATTCTCCTTACATTTATTTCTTCATTTGAAATAATATATCCATTTGACACCTTTTCAATTTTTATTTTTACTTTCATTTTAGCTCATTTTTTACTGATTTGAGGGTTATTCTTCTTTTAGTACGCTATCAATCAAACTGTCTATTTCCTGATCGGATAGAAACTGCTTACCTGCCTCCTTTTGCTCCTGAAGTTTAACTTTAAGCCTATTTTCTATCCTTTTCAACGCTGTACAAGTGTTCTTATCAGGATAATACCAATCAATAGAACTACAAACAATTAACTTAATATGATCAAGTTCTAAGCTATCCGGGCAATGTTTATTGAGAAAGTCTAAATCTTCTTTGATTATCTTCTCGTATGCGTTTTTATCAATCTTTATGCTCATATCTAAATTGTTATTCATTAATTGGTAGTTTCATAAAACACATCCATATCGTCTTACTTTGTCTTCCTGTGGTATGCCCAAATAACGGCTCATAAGGAATAAGAGACAATATTTCAATAGCTTTTATCTCGCTTTCGTTCCACTTGAATACCAATGTGCCATTTGGTTTTAAAACACGCATACATTCATCAAAGCCTGTCTTTATCACTTCCTGCCAATTAGCAGGGAGTTTACCATATTTCTTTGCCATCCATGAAGTTTCGCCAAGTGTTTTAAGATGTGGTGGGTCAAACACTACCATATAAAAGGTGTTATCTTCAAATGGTAAATTAGTGAAATCTGCTACAATATCGGGTTTTACTTCTATGGTTCTGATTTTATCTCTATCCTTGGCCGTGATGGTTTCGCTACGCTTGTCTATGAATAAAGTGTTAGGATTATGTTTGTCAAACCAAAACATTCGGCTACCGCAACAGGCGTCTAATATGATTTTCGTTTTACTCATACTTATTTTGTTTTACTCTAATTTTGAAAGGAGCACATCCTAATGAAAGGCTGAGTGTCAAATTCTAACTTGTCATTATAACTGTTGGATATGCTCCTTTTTGTTGTTACTTTTGTTTCGTCAAATTCTAAAAATTATAACTTATGAAAGAGTTTATAAAAACATCAATCTACTGCCCTGAAGAAGTAATTGGTCTAACTATCTCAATCTGCAAACAGCTTAACATTCCATGCAGAGGAAAACAAGATGCAGGGAACTTTATTTTTCAAAGAGATCTAATAAACAGCCTTTCAGGAAAATACAATATAAATGCTTCCGTAGGAAATAATTGTTTTTATTATTCTAAAAGTCTAAACCTGATTGCGGAATCTCTCGTTTCTCGTAATATCCTGAACGAAGACGTTCTTCGACAAGACTTGGAGGAATTTTGTTTAGCAAATCCGCCATTGCGTCTTTAGGAATATACATGTAAAATCCCCTGAGTGAATATATATTTTTTTCTATAAATAAGTTTGCGCCCACCACATTATTGTTTAGCACTCTCTCTAAGCGTGCAAGGAACTTTTTGTCCCTGTACGCTTGATACTTCTGTAATAGTTTTTTAATCATAATGTATTATTGTTAGTTTAATCTTCCACCTCAACAAATTCGCCGTTTACTAATCTATACCAAGTATCAGCCTTGATATTTTTTCCGTCAACTACAACAGCTTTCCAATCAGAAACATCGTACGAGCTTTCTTGCTCCTCTGCTATAACCAAGATAGATCCCATACCTCCTCTGACCTTTACATTTGTTCCTCGCGCCACCGCTAAACCGTTATTTCCAGTTGATGAACTACCTCTTGATGTCGCAGCACCACTATCACCAGCGGTCGCAGCACCACTATCACCAGCGGTCGCAGCACCTCTATAACCAGCGGTCGCAGCACCACTATCACCAGCGGTCGCAGCACCATAATTACCAGCGGTCGCAGCACCACTATCACCAGCGGTCGCAGCACCACTATCACCAGCGGTCGCAGCACCTCTATAACCAGCGGTCGCAGCACCACTATCACCAGCGGTCGCAGCACCATAATTACCAGCGGTCGCAGGAAACCCCGGATTTGCATTATTCATATTAGTGCACCGTTCCTTTACATAAGATACGGTTGCTTTCACAAGCCCTTTTATATCGAGTTTTGCTCCGATATGTATTTTAGAACAAGCGATCTTTGTATCATCCTCATCCGCATCCATATAACCGCTTCCCTCAACTTCGTGAAACTTATTCATACCTATATAAGCAGGCGGATAATATCCAAAGACATTCAATGGATGAAGACAAAAATGAAATCCATTTTCGCAAGCTCCTATTTCTCCTTCCTCCTCGTAGTCCTTGCCTTCTTCGTATTTAAACCCTCGGCATGTCATATCTGGATTAAAACCCTTGTATCCTTTTATTTTGGTAAACTCCTTTGGCAGAGTAACATTATCCGGAAGATTTGCTCTAAGTATCATGTACGCCATATAATTTGTATCAAATCCGGCTATTCCTGTACCAATAGCGGTGAGAAGAAATTCCTTTTCCAGATGCTCTTCAGCAAACTCTCGGAAGTTTCCTAAATAGGTTATTAACTCTTCCTCGGTTACTTTCTGCATATCCTTATCCAACGTTGGGATGGCGTAGGACTGGCCTTGTATGCCTTCTGCCTGCCCCATCACTGCACCAAATTTTTCTACGGCTAATCTTGCCGCCCCTCCGGCATGATTACCGTTCATGTTAGAGCCAAAAACGAATATCTGATTTTCTGTAAGTTCCTGAATATTATCAGGAGTTAATTTCTTTTTCATAATGTATTGTTGTTAGTTTAATTTATTCCTACATATTTACCTGCTATATCACACGTTCTTAGCACTTCTGCATTCTTATCGGCATAATTCCCATTTATCTCAATTTCTTTGGAGCCCACACTTTCGGCAGTTTTGCCCACTTTCTAAACTTTTCGTCAAAATCATCCATATCCTTAAACATATCCATCTTTGACTTATCAGTTTCAACAAGTGACGAAAACTCCTTGAAATACAAATCTGCGGCTTTTACAAAATTATTATGCAGTCTCTTCAGGTTTCCCAAAAGCAGCCCCTTAGCTCTCATCAAGTCCGCTGCGTCTTCTACTAGCATGTTGGCTTCACAATTTAATATATGCGCGGCTGACAGAAGACTATTCAGTCGATCTATGCTACCATCAGCTTCAGCGGTTTTTATCAAATCTTTCTTTGCTTTCATATTCTATTTGTTTTTAAAGTGACTGTGCAGATTACGACACCTGCTTTCCGGCTAAACCTAAACTCTGTAACCATAATGCCGGAGTTTTACTATAAACTAACAGCCACCCCTATCCTCGCGGACCAGAGAATTTATTTATTCATTTATTTATTGAAAAGAGGCATTGACAGGCTGGTGTTTCTTTCTGCATGCTTTTTGTTCACCCATATACCTTCCTCTTTCTTCGTATCGTTTTTTAACGCAGAGAAAGTACACGTCTTCCTCCTCATCTCTATTCTTTTAAAGGATTTGGGCATTTCATATTCGGAAATAAACAAATTCTGAATACTTAAAGCCCATTTGTAGAATTCATCGTGATTAAAGCTGTTTAGATAAGAATTTGTATTCACGTATGGCGGATCGCAATACACAATGTAATCGCTTTTTGGAATCGGGACATCCCTGTAATCTAATTGCAGGGGATGTAAACTCTGCAACCTCTCCAACCTCTCCAAACTCTGCAACCTCTCCAACCTCTCCAAACTCTGCAAACTCTGCAACCTCTCCAAACTCTCCAAACTCTGCAAACTCTGCAAACTCTGCAAACTCTGCAAACTCTGCAAATCTCCAGCGTGTTTGTATTTTCTTATTGCAATAAGATGCTTTTTTATATGAATCCTTCTTTCATAATCACTGTTAAATGTTTTGCTTATATTTAATTTAATCCCGAGATTCTCAAACGGCTTAAAATCATTAAACATAACTGCATAATGAAATGCACGTTTATAAGGCTCTATTTCTCGTGAATAGCAATATGTTTTTTGATCGTTGCCGAAAGAAAAACACAATCGAACATAAGCATCTTCATCTTTGAGTTCTAAAAAATCGCTTCGGCTTATCCATCTATTTTCGTTTTTAAATTTACCGTTTATAGCATCAACGAATACTTTTGCACTATCTGTTATGTCGTTAATGATAAATCTTTTATACTTTCCGGAAAGGATGGCCGCATGAGTTACTGCACATCCTCCGGCAAATGGTTCAACCCATGTATGGGCCGCAGGAAGCATATCCACAATCCATTTTGCAATTTTTGATTTTGAACCCATGTAGGGCATTCCGTAATTCATATATTGTAATTTATTATCTTGTTTCATCCGTTTCAGGGTCCAACGCATACGGAAAAACATCCATTATACTAGTTTCCTCCACCTTTAAGACTTCATAATTACTTAGTGTCTCTTTCATTCTCTCATGCAGCATCTTTTCGGCGCTGGCTGTATCAGAATTTTGTACAAGCATATAAGAATAAGACTTACGTTCCTTTCCCGACTTTTCATCTAACGTGGCAAACGCCACTTTGATTTTATACCATCTATCATCCTTATCTGCTTCGGAACTGAACAATTCGGATATGTTTCCTCTCTTTAAATCGGTTACCATAAACTCTCCTTGGATGAACGGAGTCATTTCCTCGACGATGCGTGCTTCTGCTTCTGTAAAGCTGAGTGCATCCACTAGATAGGATTCTGTCACTTTCTTTTGCATTCCGTTTTCCATTGTTTTCTCATAACGGATTTTCGCAATAAACCATGTTTTAAAAGACATAATTACCTCCTTCTATTTAATTCCTATTATACTTAAGTATTGTTGCATATCTCTAAACTTGATTGCGTTATCAAAGGCTCTTCCTTCATTGGTGATATACCTCACCCCTTCATCCTCAATATTCCAATCAACGATATACGATATTGTTGCCGAGTTTATGGCGCCGTCATCCCATACAATCGCTATATCACCAACTCTGGCACTCTTCTCATCCGCTCCTGTTCTTTCACAAAAAAAATAGGCAACATCCTTCGGTATGAACTTTACACACCAATTATTACTCTCCGCATCCACTTCTATTTCCATGCGGTCAGTTCCATGAGGAATAGGGTAAGAAAACTTCTTCATAATATTCAATCATTAAATTTATCTTCAACTCCAAATATCTGATCTACCTCGGAAGAGAGCCGTTTCCCGTTACTTCCAATATAAACCGACACAGCTGCAAACATCGCTAATGAAACCCAAAACAGAATTCCCAGTCCTTCCACTGTCGCACAAGAACAGATAAGCGATACGCACCAAACAAACGATAATGGTATAATTTTCATGGCTATAATATTTATGGGCAAAGGCCCGTTATCAATCTTTTATAAACCGGACTATCTTCACAGACCGTCCGGCCAAGCTCACACAAACAAATAATCACTAATAAACTTTATGCTTTCTGACACGATTACTGTTTTTCTTCATCTCAGCACTCTTGGCTCGCAATTCAGCTAAACCCTTTAAAATATTACCCTTCTCCATAGCCTCAAGAATGTCAATCCGCCTGTAATAGATACGGCCCTTGGGCTTCTTTATCAGGTTCCCGTCCTCATCTTCCGTTTCATCAACGCCGAATTGATAATCCTGCAAAAGACCACGTTTTACAAGCGAGGATATTATTTCCGCAGAGAACTGTTTTTCAGCTTCGGCTTTTGACAAAACAATGCTCCTGTCTCCAAGAAGCGACTTGCATTCGCTAATGGCTATTTTTATCCCAAACTCCATCCCTAGACGCTGGGAATATTCAACTATCGGATCAAGTGCTGCCATAACTTTTTACTTAACTAAAAAAGTCCCACGTTTCAAGTCTGATGTGGTGTTTGACTCTACTCCGCGGGACTTATCATTGTGATACCCTAAATCCTATGTCTATGTATTCGGAAACACCACTAACCGAAATCTATTTGTTCTTTTGGATATTAAAATGGGAGTCGCTATATTTGCCGTTGGAACAATTTTAACGCTAATAAAATCTCGGTTTATACCGCGACAGCCATTTTTATATCCGCTTGTAAACAACCCTTTGATGTTGATTACGGATGCAAAGATAAACGCTATTCCGTTTAAAACAAATTATTATGGACGGAATATTGTAATTTAGAATAATTCTAAAATAAAACTATATGGATTCATCTGTTAATGAAAGAATTAATCAGCTATACAAAGATAGCAGAGAAAGGAGCATTAGGAGTTACGCAATAAAGATAGGCGTTGCCCCTACCACTTTAAACGAATGCATAAAGGGGTCTGAACCGAGATTTTCAATTCTTAGCTCTATTTTAACCGGTAATCCGTCCATCTCTGCAGAGTGGCTTATGCGCGGAACGGGCAATATGTACAAAAATGAGGAAGCCTCAACAAACAATGAACCGGAAGAGGAATCCGAAAAAGATAGGTTTTATCAAGATATTATATCCACATACCAAGAAGCCGCAAGAGAGTACAGAAAAAAGATAGAATATCTGGAAAAAGAAATTGCAAAAATTGCTCCGTTTGGAAATGAAGAGAAGAAGAAGGAATCTAAATCAGCGTAGGATTAATTTTACAAAAAAAATAAATATAGTATCAATCTTAAATGTTATATTACATGGAATACATAATCATTGCATTATTTGCCGCTATTGTTTTATCCATATTCTCTAAAACAGATAGCAAGTCAACAAAGACTATTATCAATGATAGCGATAGTAATAAAGTTTATAATTTTAATCTTCCCAAAATACCAGAAGGTTATTACCCTTATGAAATGGTGGGCATGTATTATAGAGGAATTACCCCAGAAGACTTCGGAGTAGATTATGGATTTGTCGCTCCCGAAAAGGACAATAAACATGACCCGTATGCAATAGCAGTGTATCGTGGTTCTGATTATAAGCATGTAGGTTATCTTCCTGCAGGAAATTCCACATTGCATAGGATACTAACCTATAGAGGAGGAAGAGCTGATGCCATATTTAGAATACAAGGAAGCAGCCAGTATTGTTACGGTGATGTCTATGTAGAAGAAAAATACAAAGTCTTTCGTACAGACAACATTAAAGAACCGTACCGTTCACAATGTGTTAAGTTATTCTGCATGGATTCAAATGATAATCATGAAGGCAAAATGAAATGTTGGCTAACGACTAAATACTCCAAGGACGAATACGATTATACAGTTACAGCGGTTGATGAGGATAATATACCTATCGGAAATACTGACGACAACCAACTACAACTCTTTGATTACGTCAATGAACAAGGCGACATGATCCCCGCATGTTGCGAAGTTACCCCCGGCGAAGACAAGGTGGTTATTCATGTACCATTAAATTATACAGAAAAAACAATCAATAAAAAGATTGAAGAGTTTTTAAATTCATAGCATCCTTACTCCTCTCTTCTTGAAGCATCCAAGCAATATATCACACCTCCAGCAATCAATATACAAAACACATATTAATTGCTGGAGATACTGGTATTATGGCTCAAGATTGCGAAATAATATACAATTCTTTCCTAAAACTTTCTCACAGCCTTTTAGCCATTCTTCCCGCCTCTGACAATCAAGTTCCATATATTTATCAAATGATAGACGACATTCAACAACATATACATAAGGAATAACAATCCTTCTCTTTAAAACCATAGAAATATCTAATTCCATATCTGGCACTGTTATCTCACTTCTATTTTTAGGATTATTGCTCATGGTAGTTTTTTTTTATTTCTGTCATTAAATTAACATCGTTGCTACAGATATTAGTATAGCCAATGCTACACTTAAAAACCATAATGACACATAGCAATTTATCTGCGTCATTTTAATTAATTCTTCCAATGGTGATCTTTTTGCTTTCATAACTAATGGTTTATTTCAATTTTCTACACTCTATGCTCATCAGATTGCAAGGTACACTTAGAATCCTCATCAGCCGGCAACTTCCCGTACTTATTATTTTTTCAAATATAGATATTAATCAATAAATATGCAATTTTTGCGGCAAATAAATATTTCAAACCCTATTTTAAAAACCAACATAACCAATGAACAAAAAGTGAAAGACCAATGTTTATACAAACATCAGCCTTTCTTAATCCATTAAAATCATATGAAACATTGCTCTTTTCACGAGGCTTTAATCAGTGACCTTCAGGCCCAAATCCGCTTCCTAACGGCAGAAAACAACTATTTTGTAAATACCTGCCTAAAATGCGGGGATTGCCTAAATGTAACCTGCCCTATTCGATACAGAAGAAAAAACACCCAATCATCTTCCAATCTTGGATCAAGCAAGATTATAGACATTAATACAAGAAAGCTTATTGATTACTAATCGTTTTTCATGTATTTATCTTGAAAAACAACACATTATCTCTCTTTATTCAGGCTATTACTTATAAAATCAATTCTACAATCCAAGGCCGTCGCAATCTTGGAAAGAATATCTATACCTGTGCTGTATTTACCAAGCTCTATACGGGCTATATTTCCGGGAGCAATCCCGGTTAACTCGGATAGTTGTGCTTGCGATATTCCTTTTGCAAAGCGAAGCTCTGCTATTCGCTTACCTACACGTTCTCTATCATTCATGGCTATCTGATTACTGCATCCTCTATTCTCGCAGGATATGGTCTGCCTAATTCATCCTTGACATTCACTCTCTCAAGATTGATGGTAAGACCAGATATGTCTATACCTTCCTCTTCTGCCAATTCTCTTACTTGGTATTCGTCACGAGCTATCGCATGGTACAATATAGTATCGCTGCGTTCTTCGTCAAAAATATTATAGCTATTCATATTATTTGCCCGTCATGCCGATAGCGCAGCATTATATATTATAATTTAATTTCGTTTTCGATTGCAAACTTAGCAAGGCAATAAGCCTGTTTTTCAGAACATTTCATATATTTATCAACAGATTTACAAATTGAAACAATAAAGTCATTTCCGGATTCTTCAGCTTTCATTTCAATTTTAGAAAGCATTTCTGCTGAAATCTGATAGCTCATAGAGTTTCTGTCACCGGATGCGCATCCATTAATCCACATCATTTTGTTTTGAATTTCTTCAAGTGGGGTTAAAGCTTTCAATTCTGCCTTTTTGGGTGATTTTTTCAAGGAAACACCATTTTCGTCGGTAAGGTTGAATGCCATTTCCTTTTTTGAGAATCCAGCCTCATAAGAAACTTCTACATAGCCGGTTGATTTGGTGATAATACGAGTGATAGTACCTTTTTGACCTTTTTTGTTGAAAACAACTTGATTGATAGTAATCATAACTTTATGCCGCTTATCCGTTGCCGCCGGTTCTATTGTTATTTGATATTGCAAATATACTATCAAATTTGATAGTAAGCAAGCGAAATGAACTTTATTTTTTATGCTATACAACATATACGCATAATATATCTGTTCGGAATTTCCGAACAACCACATTCGCTATTTTTCACCGAAAACAAAATCTACCACCTTCCTTACAACCTTCTCTATTATAGAATAATCCTCCTTAATATAGCTATCAGTAACACTTTGCCGGGAAGAATGATTCAAACATACCGCTATATCATCCTTTCCAAATCCGCAGTCATTTCGAGCAATTGTGGCAAATGAATGTCTAGCTGAGTAGAATTGAACATAATCCATTTCCAAATCTGAACATATCCTCTTTAATCCACGATGTACCGCCTTGGTAACATTTCTTGCATCACCGTACTCTCTAACAGCATCAAATATATTATTTCCGGTTCCGTTATCGTACTTCTGAATAATATCCATTGCAAGCGGATGCACATATACAGAGATAAACGCATGATCCTTGCGTCTTCCTCTTGTTTTCTGACGCTCATATTCTATATGACCGTCTCTTATCTGACAATCAAACATATCAGCAACGTTCATGCCGGCAAGCATAAAAGATAATATATACAGATCCCTCGTAAATTGAATGTTTGTTTTTGTTGATGAATAGGCATATATCTTCCGTACCACATCTGAATCAACAGCGCGTTTTTTAGGCAATAGAACCTGCGGTATAGCATAAGCCTTAAACGGATTGTTAGGTATTACAATGTCACCAATTTCATAATCATTAAACTCCAGTAAGGCCTTATTGAATATTGACTGAATTATACCCATATATGAATGAATGCCTGTATCGTTAAGAGCCTTTTTTCTTATATCCTTGTATTCATATCTTGTTCCATGACGTTGCTTTACCCGGATGATACGATCCGTCCGAAGCCACGATTCATATTTTCGCAAAAATGAGGATGTTAATTTATGAACACTTAAATCCTTCATGCCTTTATACTCTAAGAAATGGCACAAAGAGTTTATTCCTGTAGTCTTTATGGTCCTTGTTCCCGCATTAGGAATTGCTTCTATCACACTCCGAGCATATTTTATAAAATCAAAGTCCCTATTCTCGTTTCTCCTACGTATCAATTCCAGTATATCCTTCGATGTTTCGCAAGCTATCACAGCGGAAGGGTTGGAGTTTATCACCCTTCTGTATTCACTCACTATTTCATCTAATTCTGCCTTGATAGATTCGGAGGTTATTGTTCCGGTAGAAGAACCTTTCTTGAATTTTACCATCTCCGTATAAATTGGAGTTGATATATAAGAAGATGTTCTGTTATGAGAGATACGGACTTTAGGATTATAAGTACCGTCATCCTTTTTATGGTGCCTCATCACCACCCATGCTACTGTTGCCAT